CAAAATCCTTTTGCTTATTATACTGCTGCTATTACTAATTCCTTTACTCGAGTCCTTAACATTGAAAAGCGCAACCAGAATCTTCGAGATGATATTCTTGAAATGAACGGATTGACTCCCAGCTATACCAGACAAGGGCTGAGTAGTTGGGGAGGTAATCCAGCTGCTGGCGAATACAATGACGATTGAGTTTGACTTCGCCTATTACAAAAGTGTAAACTATACGGATGTCTAATCTATTTAAAAAAGCAGCAGTCTGCACTGATATTCATTTTGGATTAAAAAGCAACAGTCAAACACACAATGATGATTGCCTAAACTTTATCAAATGGTTCACAGCCAAGGCCAAGGAAGAAGGATGCGAAACTGCTTTCTTTTTAGGAGACTGGCACAATAATCGAGCGTCAATTAACATTGTTACTCTAAACTACAGCCTTAGGGCTTTGGAGCATTTGAATGACAATTTTAACGCTGTGTATTTTATTCCCGGCAATCACGATCTTTATTATCGTGACAAACGTGATGTCCAAAGTGTGGAATGGGCACGGCACTTGCCTAACGTTCATATTTGTAATGATTGGTATCACAGTGGCGACGTGGTTATTGCTCCTTGGCTCGTTGGTGATGATTATAAACGGATTCCCAAGTTAAACGCCAAATATATGTTTGGGCATTTTGAGCTGCCACACTTTTATATGAATGCAATGGTACAGATGCCCGACCACGGCGATGTCAAACGTGAGGACTTTCACGGAATCGAACGTGTGTTCACTGGGCATTTTCACAAACGGCAAACGCACAAAAATATTACATATATTGGTAATTGTTTCCCTCACAACTATGCAGACAATCACGACGACGAACGTGGCATGATGGTATTAGAATGGGGCAAGGAACCAGAATATCATTCGTGGCCCGGTCAGCCCAGATATCGTGTGTATCAACTCAGTGATGTGTTAACTAATACAGAAAAAATGTTGCAGAAAGGTATGCACGTTCGTATTAATGTTGATGTGGATCTTAGTTACGAAGAAGCTAATTTTATCAAGGAAACATTCATCGACACATATAAACTGAGGGAATTAACTCTTATTCCTCAAAAAGTCGTCAGTGATGATATAAATTATGATACCTCGGGTAATATTATGTTCGAAAGTGTAGACACTATAGTTACCAATCAACTTACCAATATTGAAAGCAAACAGTACAATAGTAATCTATTATTGGAAATATATAGACACTTATGACCAAAACTTTAGTAGCGGCCGGGTGTAGCTTTACTAAAGATTATTATCAAAAAACCTGGCCTGATTACTTATCAAATTCTTTAAGATACAATTTAGTTAACGTTGGTGCTAGAGGTGCCGGTATGGATTTTATATCTAAACGTTTAATCACTCATTTGTCACATTGTGATCCCGACACTACATTAGTTGGTATTATGTTACCAAGTTCCGACAGATTTGATTACTATGTTGATTCTACACACCCGCTTAAAAATAACTTGTTAAATGTAACCAATTGGCAAGGTAACGGTCGGCCAGAATTAATAAATCTAGACGGAACAACATCATATGCGAACGGATACTCACTGACCGGAGGCGAGCCACGAGGGGATAAAAAATACTGGTACAAATATTTTTATAACAAAACATATTCATTGATTAATTATTGGTTTAATGTACACAGTATACAAACCTATCTAAAACTACAAAAATTTGACTATTTTTTTACTACTGCATATGACATAGATTGCACAGTAGAACAACCAATTAACAACAGTGACGAATCTATAGAATATACAAAAATGTTTGATTTAATTGATTTTGATCAATTTATATTTTACAAGAATCGTGGTGGATTTTTAAGTTTTGTAAAAGAAAATAATTTTACTATAACCGACAATCACCCAGACACAGTTGCTCACAGTGAATTTGTCAAGAGTGTACTTCTAAATGCTCGAAAATAAAAACGAACCTTGGCCTGTTATATTAAATTATGTCAAGGCAAAATATAATATTATAGGCATTGTTGATCTGGCTGATATCTATCAAAACCCCAGAGCATTGTATTTAATATTGAAATCTTTAAAAAAAGAAAACTATAACACAAATGATAGAATACTAATTTATCATTATGATACAGATTATTACCAAGAACACACTGGATTTGGTTTTACTTTGTATAATCTACTACGAATAATCACCTCATTGGATATTCCTTTATCTTTTTTTATTTTTTTTACCAATCACTATGGCCTAAAAGGCGAAATACAAAAGTTTCTACAATTACGCAATATAGACATTGACTGTCTGAATGTTTTTGAAAGCAACTATCAGCAATTGCAATCAAGTTCTCGAGCCAGTGACACAAATCTTGATGTTGACAGTATAGAAAAACATTTTGTTTGTTTAAGCGGGCAAAAAAGATCTCATAGAGTAATTTTTTTATGCGGACTGCTAAATGCCAACCTATTAGATAAAGGAATATTAAGTTGGCACTTTGCTAGTAGACACGAGGACACTCATACTAGAATGACCATCCCAAATACTGACAATTATGTCAATGATCACCATATAGATTTTTTAATCACTGATCCACCCATATGCCATAATGAATTTTGGTCGTTTAATGAAAATCTTAAACTTTTATATCAAAAACATCATAGTTATTTTGATAGCACGTTTAAAGATCAGTTGATAACTGGTGGCCCCAACGACGAAAACGACAGATTTTTTATTCCATCAATAAAATCTGCTTTTTTGTACATTGCTGTAGAAACAATTTTTGTATATCCGTACCCAATAATAACCGAAAAAACTTTTAGAGCTTTCTTGCACAAAAGACCTTTTATTGTAGTTGGCGTACCAGGATCCATTAAACAGCTGAAAAAGTTAGGATTCAAAACATTTGACGATTTTTGGGACGAAAGTTATGACGACATCCAAGATCCCAATGTTCGAATGGAAAAATTATTTGCTATTGTTCAATCAATTTGTTCACAGAATATCACACAGTTGCAACAAATGTGTGTTAAAATGCAGTATATTCTAGATTATAATTTAATACATTATCAAAAAAATTATACTAAAAAAGATCTTATTAAACAGTTAAAGACAATTTAATGTTCCAAATAAAAACCCTATCAGTAAAAAATTTTATGAGCGTGGGTAATGCCACACAAGCAGTTCATTTTAATCGCAAAGATTTAACTTTGGTATTAGGACAAAACTTAGATCTTGGCGGTGACGATACTGGTGCTCGCAACGGCACAGGCAAAACCACAATTATCAATGCATTATCTTATGCTCTGTATGGATCGGCGCTGACAAGCATCAAAAAAGATAATCTTATTAATAAAACCAATGGTAAGAATATGTTGGTTACTATTGAATTTGAAAAAGACGGTGTGGATTATCGAATTGAGCGCGGACGTAAACCAAACACCATGGCGTTTTACATTGGTGGGCAAGAACAACAAATTACCGATGAAAGCCAAGGAGACAGTAGAGAAACACAAGCTGCAATAGAACAAATGCTAGGCATGAGTCACGATATGTTTAAACATATTGTTGCATTGAACACCTACACCGAACCATTTCTTGCATTAAAGGCCAACGATCAGCGTACAATCATTGAGCAGTTGTTGGGCATCACTGTTTTGTCAGAAAAAGCAGATGCACTTAAAGAACAATTAAAACAGACCAAGGATTCTATCACGCAAGAAGAATATCGCATCAAAGCTGTCAATGATGCCAATGTACGTATCCAAGAACAAATTGAAGCCACGCGACGTAGGCAAAAATTATGGATCACCAAACAAGCGAACGAAATATCGGAACTTGAAAAAGCCCTGGAAGTTGTTGGCGATTTAGATATCGAATCTGAACTTGCTGCACACGATGCATTAGATACATACAACGAAAAAATTAAAAAATTTGCAGACATTAACAGATGGAAACTTGCCTGCGAGCACGAACAAGTAAAATTATTAAAAACTTTAGATAAGTTAAAATCTGAAATTGAAAAATTAGAAAAACACGAATGCTATGCTTGTGGCCAAGCAATACACGACACAAAGCACCAAGAAGTGCTCAACGAGAAAAAAACAGCATCCAAGGAAACGGCACTACAGTATCTGTCCAATGACGAACAATTACAATCTCACATTGAAGCAATAAATTTGCTCGGTGAGTTAGGGTCTGCTCCTCGAGTGTTTTATGATCGCAAAGAAGATGCTATCAATCACCGAAACACTGTGTCCAATTTGAAACAGCAACTGGAATCAAAGAAAAATGAAATAGATCCTTACGAGGAACAAATTGCGGAAATGGAAACACAGGCTCTAGAAGAAATAAATTATGATTCAATCAATGAGCTTACTAACATTCGAGAGCATCAAGAATTTTTACTTAAACTGTTAACTAACAAAGATAGTTTTATACGTAAACGTATCATTGATCAAAATTTGAGTTATCTAAACGGTAGATTGAGTCAATATCTAGATCGAATTGGTTTACCACATACTGTCAAGTTCCTAAATGATCTCTCTGTCAGTATTGAAGAACTGGGTAGAGAACTAGACTTTGATAACCTAAGCCGCGGCGAACGTAACAGATTAATATTAAGTTTAAGTTGGGCATTCCGGGATGTTTGGGAAAGTTTGTATCAACCAATTAACCTACTGTTCATCGACGAAGTTATTGATACTGGTATGGATAGCTCAGGAGTTGAAAATAGTTTAGCAATATTAAAGAAAATGGCGCGAGAAGGCAATCGCAGTGTATGGTTAGTATCACACAAAGACGAACTTGCAGGCCGGGTTAACAATGTGCTAAGTGTAGTTAAAGAAAACGGATTTACAAGTTACAACACAGACGTTGAAATAGTATGACTTTAGCAACCTGGCACTTTCATATTGAAATAAGCAGTAAATGTACTCTGACTTGTCCTAGATGTGCTAGACAGGAAGTCCCCGACTCATTGGTTAACACTGAATTAAATTTAGATTTTTTTCAGCGTAACTTCACTCCTGGATTTATTCAAAGCAACGTAGAAAAAATTACTTTCTGCGGAGATGATGGAGATCCTATATATGCTCACGATTTGATTCCTGTTATCAAATATATCAAGGACGTTAAACCTACTGTAGAAATTGTTATTATTACCAACGGCAGTCACAAAAAACCTGAATGGTGGAAAGACTTGGGCAACGTTCTTACTGGCATTGATAGTGTACACTTTAGCATTGACGGATATGACCACGCTTCTAATAAGTTATATAGAGTAAACAGCGATTGGGATAGCATTATCAAAGGCATTCAAGTGCTTAGATCTAGCAGTAACGTGCAAATAGTGTGGGCAGCTATTGCTTTCAAATTTAACGAAAATGTACTCGAAACGTTAAAACTATGGGCCAAGCAACTAGGAGTGGATAGATTTCAGTTAACTCATAGCACAAAATTTGCCAAGATTTATCCTGCATACGGGCCCGATGATCGTCTACAGCCCACCGACAAGTTTATCAGCAGCAGCGAACGGTTTGAGCGAGAAACAACGGATTTTACTTTTCGTTCTAATCCTATTCCTGCTATTAACTACACGTTATATAATGCTGTAAAAGAAAATAAATTAATTACACCGCTGTGTAGTATAGGAAACAAAGGATTATATATTTCTGCTCAAGGATTGCTGTACCCTTGTTGTTGGGTAGCGAATAGATACAATCACAATAGTGAATGGCAAGAAATTTCGCAAAAATTTAATTTACATAAGTGGAGTTTAGAGGAATGTTTGTCTGACCAGTTTTGGGAAAGCGAGTTGCAATCATTTAAGTGGCGTGAATGTCAAACTAAATGTACATCAAATTTGGTAAATGAAAAATATGCAACTGAATGGTAAAGAGATAATTATAGCTGTATGTCATGGCTATTTGAATCCACTTTGGTGGAATCGCTTCCTGAAGATTGTGTAGGATTTGTGTATTTGATCACAAATACTGTATCAGGGCGCAAGTACATAGGAAAAAAACTAGCCAAATTTTCAAAAACTACAGTACGAACAGTAAAACTCAAAAATGGCACTAAAAAGAAAAAGAAGATCAGAAGTAAAATAGACAGCGATTGGCAAGAATATTATGGCTCAAACGACGAACTCAAAAAAGACATACACGCACTAGGCCCAGAAAAATTTACCAGACAAATACTGTATTACTGTAAATCAAAAGCAGAATGTTCATATATCGAAGCAAGAGAACAATTCCGACACCAAGTCTTAGAATCA